CAGCAACACGGCGGTTCCTCGAGCCTCCGCGCAGGCGGTCAACCGTGTGGCCACCCGGGCTGTTAGCCGAAGCGTTGCGGTGGTGTCAAAAGAACCCCGGGTTCCCCGAAAACTGGTGAAGCAACGCGCCAGGATAAAGCGTGCCACGACGAAAAAGCCAGGAGCGCTCATCCGGGTAAACCGGGGCAATCTGCCGGCGATAAAACTGGGAACTGCCAGCGTGCGATTATCCCGTCGAAAACGGGATAAAAAAGGGGCCAATAGCGAATTGCGAATTGGCCCTTTTCGTTTCCCGGGTGGCTTTATTCAGCAACTGAAGAATGGCCGCTGGCACGTCATGCGGCGGACATCCAAACCCCGTTACCCGATAGAGGTGGTCAGCATTCCCCTGGCGGCCCCTCTGACAACAGCATTTAAAGATGAGCTGCCAAAGCTCATTGAATCGGATATGCCAAAAGAGCTGCGGGCATCCCTTAAAAACCAACTCAGGTTGATTCTGAAACAATGAAACACAGTGATATCCGAAGGGCCATCATCAATGCGCTGGAGAACAGCATTGGTGATGAGGCTCTCTATTTTGATGGGCGTCCGGCAGTACTCGAGGAGGGCGATTTTCCGGCTCTCGCTATCTATCTGACGGATGCCGAATATACCGGTGAAGAGCTCGATGCGGATACCTGGCAGGCGACGCTGCATGTCGAAATCTTTTTACCGGCGCAGGTGCCGGATTCAGATCTGGATAATTGGATGGAGTCCCGAATTTATCCGGTGCTGAGCGATGTGCCAGGGCTCGCCGGGCTTATCACCAACATTGTGCAGCAGGGTTATGACTACCAGCGCGATGACGATCTTGGGCTGTGGAGTTCGGCTGATTTGAAATATTCCATTACTTACGAAATGTGAGGACGTAATGACTACACCAAACCCACTGGCGCCGGTTAAGGGTGCCACCACCACGCTCTGGACTTATTCCGGAACAGGTAACCCGTTTGCCAACCCGCTTTCGGATGTTGATTGGACTCGCCTGGCGAAGATTAAAGACCTGCAGCCGGGCGAACTGACCGCCGAATCAAACGATGATACCTACCTGGACGACGAAGACGCCGACTGGACGGCGACCGCGCAGGGCCAGAAATCGGCGGGTGAGGCCAGTTTTACGCTGGCCTGGAAACCGGCGGAAAGTGGTCAGCAGGATCTGGTGCGCTGGTTCGACGACGGTACCGTGCTGGCATATAAAATCAAATACCCGAATGGTGCTGTTGATGTGTTCCGAGGCTGGGTAAGCAGTCTCGGTAAAACGGTCACGGCAAAAGACACCATCACCCGCTCGGTCAAAATCAGCAACAACGGTAAGCCGGGACTCGCTGAAGAAAGTGCTGCGGCGGTGATTGGTGTCACTGGCGTAACGCTGGATAAATCGACCGCCACCGTTGCCGTTGCTGCCACCACTACGCTGAATGCCACCGTGGCGCCAGCCAGCGCCAGCGATAAATCGTTCCGTGCCACCACCACGGATGCCGGGATCGTAACGGTGTCTGTGGCCGATACGGTGCTGACGGTGACCGGTATTGCAGCCGGTTCGGCTGACATTATTGTGATGACCAACGACGGTCTGTTTGTTGCGACCTGCAGCGTCACTGTTTCCTGATAACCGGGGCTTCGGCCCCGCCTCCTGGAGTAACCCATGTTTTTAAAAACAGAACCGTTCGAGCGCAACGGCGTGACCGTCACGCTCTATGAACTGTCGGCGCTGCAGCGTATTGAGCATCTTGAACACCTGAAAGCACTGGAAGCTGTCGCCGATGCGGACATGCAGGCCGCGCTGAACATGACGATTACCTCCGGTGCGCTGCTGGTGGCCATGTCGTTATGGCATGCGCATCCCCTGAAAGGAACGCACAACACGCCGAAAGAAGATGTTGAGCAGATCCAGAAGGATGTGCTGATGACCTGGCCGCTGGAGTTTATTGCCGAAGCGGAGTACAGCGTAAAATTGCTGTCCGGCATGGTGCCGCCACCGGAGACCAATGTGTCGCAGGATGATGCGGTGACCGAACCGGTCAGCCTGGAAAAGCCCTTGCCAGTGAGCTGACTTTCGTCCTGAAACTGGCGCGTGAATTTCGCCGGCCGGACTGGCGCGCCATGCTTGCTGGTATGTCGTCAACGGAATACGCCGACTGGCGAACGTTCTACCAGGACAACTTTTTTAATGATGTGCAGATGGATGCGCATTTCTCCTCGCTGATGCATATCGTCATCACGGCACTTGACCCCAAAACCACATCAACCCCTGCCAGCTTCAGCCTGCTTTCACCTTCAGCGGAGGATATTACCGACGATGAACCCGGTGACGATGTGCTGATGGCAAAGGCCGAGGGCATTTCAGGAGGCGTTCGCTATGGCCCAGACGGCAGTGGGTGACCTGGTCGTTAACCTTGACGTTAACTCGTCGAAGTTCAACGAACAGATGGAATACGTTAAACGACAGTTTAAGCAGACCGGCGATGCGGCGAATGATTCCGCGCTGAAGGTGCAACAGTCATTTACACGGCAGGAGAGCGCGGCGAAAAAGGCCGGTATTTCGGTGGGGCAGTACAACGCCGCGATGCGTATGCTGCCTGCGCAGTTTACGGATATTGCCACCCAGCTGGCCGGTGGTCAGAGTCCATGGCTCATTCTGCTGCAGCAGGGCGGTCAGGTGAAAGACTCGTTCGGCGGCATTATTCCGACCTTCCGCGCGCTGCTGGGCTCAATATCGCCGGTTATGGTGGGGGTTGGTGCGCTGGCAACCGCTACCGGGGCAATGGTTTATGCCTGGTATCAGGGCTCGTCCACGTTGTCAGACTTCAATAAAACGCTGGTCCTTTCCGGTAACAGTGCCGGGCTGACCTCGAACCGCATGCTGGTGCTGGCGAGATCAGGCGAGCAGGCGGGGCTGACGTTTAACCAGACCAGCAGCGCACTCACCGAACTGGTTAACGCCGGCGTGCGCGCCGGTGCCCGGTTCGATGACATGAGCCAGGCGGTGGCGAAATTTACCGAGGCGTCGGGTGTGCCTGTCGATAAGGTGGCTGCCGCGTTCGGGAAACTGACGAACGATCCGACCTCTGGCCTGATTGCCATGGCTCAGCAGTTCCACAACGTCACCGCCGAACAGATTGCCTATGTGGCGCAGCTGCAACGATCCGGGGATGAGGCCGCGGCGCTGCAGGCGGCTAACGATGCAGCGACGAATGGTTTTCGCGATCAGACAAAGAGCCTGCGCGACAACATGGGCTCGATTGAGTCAGCAGCGGATAGCCTGAAGCGTGCGTTTAAATCCATGTGGGATGCGGCGCTGGATATCGGGCGGCCGGACACGTCGCAGGAAATCGTCTCCAAAGCCGAGGCGGCGTTTAAGCGCGCGGATGAAGTCTGGAATCTGCGCAAAGGCGACCGCTATGTGAATGACGATGCACGCGCCAGCTACTGGAACGATCGCGAGTCGGCGAGGCTGGCGCTGGAGATGGCACAGCAACAGGCCAATGTGGCGAAAGCGACCGAGGAGAACGCCGCGAGAGAGGCGGTGGTGGAATCCGACCGCCAGAAGTATGCCGCGCAGGCCCAGTCAAATTACGCGAAGACGCAAAGCGCACTGGAGAAGTACACCGCTCGCCAGAACGAACTGAATAAGGCGCTGAAGGATGGGCGGATCCTCCAGGCGGACTACAACATCAACCTTGAAGCCGCCAAAAAGGAATACGACGACTCACTGAAGAAGCCTAAAAAGCCGTCAGCGGTGAAAACGCCGGCAGGCGTGAAAAGTATCGATACAGCCAGCGCGCAGACGCTGGAACTGGAAGCGCAGCTACGCACGCTGGAAGAGCATAAGAGCATCACGGATACCATCAGCCAGCAGCGGCAGGAGCTGTGGAAACAGCAATCCCGCTTTTCTGTACTGGAAGAGGCAGCTAAAAAGCGTGCGCTGACCGCTGATGAAAAATCAGTGCTAGCGAATAAAGATGAGGTGCTGGCGCGGGCGGAGGTGAATGCCCGGCTTGGCGATCAGATTGTTGCCCAGGAACGGTTAAACCGTCTGCAGGATAGCTCGCAGAAATACGTTACCCAGATTGGTGAGAAAACCAAAGCGCTGGTGGCGGGTGGCAGCATGAGCAGTAGGGGAGCACAGCGGCAGAATGAAGAGGCTCAGCTTCGGCAGGGCTGGATGAATGCTGGCGGCACGGATGCGGATCAGGGCTATCAAAATGAGCTGGGGGCGCTCAAGGAGTACTACGCCGCTCAGGATGAACTGCGTGGAGACTGGAAAGCGGGTGCGAAATCAGCGTGGGCTGACTATGCGGATTCAGCCGCTGATGCATATGGTTCCATGAAGTCAGTAGCTTCCGCCACGTTCGACGGTATCAGCCAGAACATGGCGGATATGCTGACGACAGGTAAAGCTAACTGGGCCGATTTTACCCGCTCGACGTTGTCGATGTTAACGCAAATTATGATGAAGCAGGCCATGGTAGGGCTGGTTAACTCAGCCACATCTGCGCTCGGTTTTGCGGGCGGGGGTTACACCGGTACCGGCGGTAAGTATGAGCCGGCGGGTGTGGTTCACCGCGGGGAGTTTGTCTTTACCCAGGAGGCCACAAACCGGATCGGCGTCGGCAATCTGTATCGCATGATGCGCGGTTACGCGACCGGCGGGCTGGTTGGCGGGGGTGGGGGCGGTGTTGCTTCTCCTTTCGGGGTCAGCGTCTATGCGCCGGTGTCTATCACCACAGGTCAAGGGGATTCCGGCCAGCAGAAAGGGAGCGGTGATGCAGTCGGAAAAGCCTATCAGCAGGTCATTGATAGCTCCGTCCGTGCGGGGATTGCAAAAGCTATACAGCCGGGCGGCATGATCTGGAATGCCAATAAGCAGAGGTAATTGATGACGATTGAACATTTTGGATGGCGGATCAAGGCATCCAGCCAGCCAACGCTGAAGAGCAAGGATTCCGTCCGTACGGCGCAATTCGGTGATGGCTATAAGCAGGTGTCTGGGGCCGGGCTTAACGATGAAACGCTGAGCTATGAGTTTTCATTTACCGGTGAACCACAAACAGTCCGGGATATTTATGCTTTCCTGCGGCGCCACAAAACAAAATCGTTTTCGTTCACGCCACCCGGCGGCGAGCTCGCCTTGTGGCGTGTCGAACCAGACAGCCTGCAGCGAGTCACCAAAAGTAAAACGGTGGAAACCGTTTCGGCCACATTTGAACAGGCGTTTGCACCATGAGCTTGAACAGTGATTATCAGAAACTTGAGCCAGGCAATGTAGTCCGGCTTTTTGATGTCGATGGCACCGGATTTGGCGTCAGTGATGTCCTCCGTTTTCATGCGCATAATATTGCGCATACGCCGGAGGAAATTGCCGCCGCCGGCGGGGATGAGGACAAGCTACCCGCAAAATCTATCTGGTGGCAGGGGATGGAATATAAAGCCTGGCCGTGTGAGATAGAAGGGATTGAGACGGCTACCGATGGTAGCAGCGCACAGCCAACACTGTCGGTCGCTAACCTTGATAGTTCCATTACCGCGCTGTGTCTTGCTTATGATGATTTGCTACAGGCGAAAGTCACTATCCACGACACGCTGGCGCAGTATCTGGATGCTGCAAACTTCCCGGAGGGAAACCCGGCGGCGGATCCGCAGCAGGAAAAGCTGAAGGTGTTTTATATCGATGCAAAGGATAGCGAAACCCATGAAGTGGTGGCGTTTAAACTCTCCAGCCCGATGGATCTGCAGGGGCTGATGATCCCTACCCGCCAGCTGCATTCACTTTGTACCTGGTGTATCCGTAACAAGTATCGATCCGGGGATGGTTGCGACTATGTAGGGACCCGCTATTTCGATAAGCACAATAACCCGGTTGATGACCCTTCGCAGGATGAATGCCCCGGCACGCTGACGGCGTGCAAACTTCGTCACGGCGAAAGCAATGAATTGCCGTTTGGCGGTTTTCCAGGAACTTCACTTATCAGGAGCTGATATGCGCCAGAAGATTATCGACGCCATCATGGCGCATGCCGCCGCCGAATACCCGCGGGAGTGCTGTGGCGTGGTGGTGCAGAAAAGCCGGGTGCAGCGTTACATTCCCTGCCGTAATCTGGCAACGGACCCGACCGAACATTTCCACCTGTCACCGGAGGACTACGCCGCAGCCGAAGATCTGGGGACGGTTGTCGCCATCGTACACAGTCACCCGGACGCCACAACCCAGCCGAGCGAACTGGATAAGGCACAGTGTGACGCGACGCTGCTGCCCTGGCATATCGCCAGCTGGCCGGAAGGGGATATCCGTACCATCCAGCCGCGCGGCGAGTTACCGCTGCTGGAACGTCCGTTCGTGCTCGGGCATTTCGATTGCTGGGGGCTGGTGATGAGCTATTTCCGACAGACGCATGGCATTGAGCTGACGGATTACCGTGTGGACTACCCCTGGTGGGAGGACCAGTACCCGGAGAACTTTTACCGTGATTGCTGGTATGAATGCGGGTTCCGTGAATTTGTCGGGCCACCGCGTGCAGGTGACATGGTTATCATGCAGGTACAGGCTAATAAGTGGAACCATGCCGGGATCCTGCTGGAAAACAACATGCTACTGCATCACCTGTATGGGCATTTGAGCAAGCGCGTTCCGTATGGCGGCTACTGGCAGGAACGGACAATGAAGATTCTACGATATAAGGACCTGTGCTAACCTGTGTTAATACTCACAAGTTAGAAGGTCACATGAAAATAATTTCTTTGATTACAATTTTATTCTTATCGGGATGTTCTGGTGTTTTAGAAAGGCAGGAGCCAATTTGCTCTGGTATTGCCATGGTTGGCGGGCAGGAGACAACCATACAGATTTATGGGGTAAGAACTGTAGTAAACCAAACTCAATTTAGAGCAGGGTACCCATTCAATTGGCAATGGGTATCAGCCAGCAATTTCAAGAATACCACCTGTAAAAAATAGTTTGTTCCGAGCCCATGCCTCGGTTAGCATAATAACTGCTGCTGTGAATCCACCTATGCGGATGGGCGTACAGTCAAGCTTCTCTGATGAGAATCGTAAACGAGATCGCGGAATCCCTGACTGGAGATTCCACCGAGAGGCACTCGGCACAGCAGCAACAAATATCAAACCTCGCTTCGGCGAGGTTTTTTATTATATGGAGAAAATATGCAAGAGGTTATGACGCAAATAGAACTTGGTGGCCCCCTTGGTAAGATTTATGGGAGAAAGCACTTTAGACTCATTCATAAAATATCTGAGGCGGGCGTGGCTCTTGCGAAAACTATCCCAGGCTTTGAAAGCTACATGCTTAGTAGCAAACGCCGAGGTCTCACATTCGCCATATTCAAAGGTAAGAAGAATATAGGAGTAGATGATCTTGGCTTTCCTGTTACAGGTGAGGTAATTCGAATTGTACCCGTAGTCATAGGCAGTAAAAAATCAGGATTACTGCAAACTATTCTTGGCGTGGTGTTAATTGCAGCGGCCGCATTCCCTGTACTGACAGCTGGGTTGGGCATTGCCGCAAGTAATATTATGTTTGGTATTGGCGCGTCAATGGCGCTGGGAGGTATCGTTCAGATGCTATCTCCCCAGGCATCTGGTCTAGCAAGTAAGCAAAGCGCAGATAACCAGGCTTCTTATGCATTTGGTGGTGTGACTAACACCGCGGCTCAGGGATATCC